CCTGGTGGGGAAATCTGCGTTTGTGGAAGCCAGTGGCCGGGCGAGCAATGATGCGGAAGGGTATCTGGACTTTTTCAGAGGAGAAATCGGGAAGACACATCTGGCACAGGGGATGTGGGAGCTGATTGATAACAGCCAGCTTGACGATGAGATGGCGGAGATGAAGACCACCATCACAGAAACCCGCAATGAAATCACGCAGACGGTCAGTAAAACCCTGGAAGACCAGAGCGCGACCATACAGCAGATACAGCGGGTGCAGACAGACACAAATAACGACCTGGCTGCGCTGTATATGCTGAAGGTGCAGAAAACGAAAAACGGCATTCCGTATGTTGCCGGTATTGGTGCGGGGATTGAGGATGCTGATGGCCAGACGCTGAGCAATATTCTGCTGCAGGCGGACCGTATCGCGATGATTAACCCGGAGAACGGCAACACCACGCCGCTGTTTGTGGCGCAGGGGAATCAGCTGTTCATGAACGACGTGTTCCTGAAGCGACTGTTTGCAGTGAGCATCACCTCGTCCGGCAATCCCCCGACGTTCTCCCTGACGCCGGAGGGCAGGCTGACGGCCCGCAATGCGGACATCAGCGGACATATCAGTGCGAACTCGGGCACGCTGAATAATGTCGTGATAGCGGAGAACTGTACGATAAATGGCACGCTGAAAGCGGAGAACATTATTGGTGATCTTGTGAAATGTGCAGGGGTGGCTTTTCCGGTGGATGGTAGTTACCTTGCGAACGGTACACGAACGCTGACGGTGTATGACGATCACAGCTTTGACCGGCAGATTATAATCCCGCCGATAATCTATGTCGGGTCAAAACAGGAATCCCGTACCAGTAATGACATCTGGACAGAGTGCTTCCTGCATGTTGATCAGAATGGACGCCGGATTTATTCAGGCAGGTCAGTGACAGAGCCGGGAATTTTCAGCGGGATCATCGATATGCCAGCTGGCGGTGGTCATATCACCCTGAGTTTTACCGTGAGCTCACGGCGTCAGAATAACAGTTGGGGCAGTTCACGAATCAGTAACCTTCAGGCGATAGTGGTGAAGAAAAACAGCGCGGGGATCAGCATCCGCTGAACATCGCGCCCCGGGATTGCCGGAAGGAGACAAAAACCGTACAGTATGCGCGGGTGCCTTTGGCTGATGGCCGGAGGGAACACCTGAAGGCCGGATGTGAAAAGGCCCCGGACAAAACATTCATGTTTAACCCGAGGCCTGACGTTCTTCCTTCAGCAAGAAGAAGGTTAGCGCCTCTCCGTAAAAGGAGCAAGCGTTATGTCGCAAAAACCGTTAAAAACCACCGTGATTTGTATCACGGTAGTGCTCATTATCTGGATCACCCACAGTTCACTGTGCGAGTTCCGGTTCCGGATAGCGGGCGCGGAGATTGCGGCGTTCTTACAGTGTAAGCGGTAAGAAACCGTGGCGGGGGAGTGTACCTTCCCCGCCGACCGGTTGCTGAGGGTGATCAGCCGGATGGCACCGTTTTAACACCAACAAACCACAAATATTACCGCAGGCCGGGAAACCGGTCCTGCGGTTTTTTTATGGGGGAAATCCATGACAGTCAGAATATCGGGTGTGCTGAAGGATGGTACGGGAAAAGCGGTACCGGGATGCACGATAGAGCTGAAAGCGCGCCGTACAACGGAGACGGTGATTGTCACCACGGTGGCGTATGGTCAGCCGGGGGAAACCGGCAGTTACAGTATGGATGTTGAGCCGGGTCTGTACCGGGTGACGCTGAACACGGAAGGGTACGCGCCGTCATATGTGGGTGACATTCTGGTGAAGGCGGATTCTGCACCGGGAACGCTGAATAAATTTCTGATGGACCTGGAAGACGCACAGTATTACCCGAAAGCCCTTGCAGAGCTGGAAGCGGTGGCAGCGGAAATCCTGAAACGTGCGGAAGCGTCAGCGGCGAGTGCAGAGGAAGCGAAGAAACGGGCAGAGAATGCGCGGGGACCGAAGGGGGATAAGGGAGACACCGGGCCACAGGGTATTCCCGGGCCAAAAGGCGATACCGGTGAGCGTGGGCCAAAGGGTGAGCGTGGTGAGAGGGGGCCGCAGGGGCTTCAGGGTGTGAAAGGTGAACGGGGAGAGAAGGGCGAAAAAGGCGAGCCGGGCGGACCGGATGCGACGACGGCACAGAAGGGAATTGTGCAGTTAAGCAGCGCAACGGACAGTGATGATGAAACGAAGGCAGCCACCCCGAAAGCGGTGAAAGCGGCAATGGACAAAGCGGACGGATGCCTGGAGAAAGCGAAAAACGGTGACGATATCCCGGATAAGGTGAAGTTTCTGAACACCGTGGGAGCAGCCAGAGTATACGGGCGGGACATTCATACGGGGGCCGGTGAATGGACTACGAGCGAGTTTGTCGCCTGGCTGAAAGAAAAAGGGGCATTTGACCAGCCTTACTGGATGATGAAGGCATCACTGCATGCGGGATTCAATAAGGTCATCACGGATGTCGGACCGGGAAAACTTAATCTGGGGGGCTGTGTCATTGAGGTGATGGGGAAGTATGAGGCAGCCATAGTCCGGGTCACCATTGGCGAATACGGTGCAACGGGGTTTATTAATGGCACGGTCTGTACCTGTACGGTTTACGGCGACACACAGTATTTCCACTGGCGGGTGGATTACAGCACAAAGAACAAACCGGATACGGTCAGCCAGCGGGATGCCAGCACGACGCAGAAAGGTGTGGTGCAGTTAAGCAGTGATACTGGCAGTAATGACGAAACAAAGGCAGCCACGCCGAAGGCCGTGAAGGCGGCAATGGATGTGGCAAATGAAGCGAAAACAAAGGCAGAAGAGGCTGCAGCAGGAGGTGGTGTTCCCGGTCCGAAAGGAGAGAAAGGTGACCCCGGAGCACAGGGTCCGAAAGGTGAAACGGGAGCAACAGGCCCCGCTGGTCCGCGAGGAGCGCAGGGACCGAAAGGGGAGAAAGGCGACCCCGGTCCCAGAGGTGAGCGTGGAGAAACCGGGCCGATGGGACCGCCCGGGGCATCAGACGGGAAGAGCCGGGTTGTGGGTATCAGGCTGGGTAATAAACAGACTTATGCGCCGCAAACAGACGGCACTACATGGGTAGTGGATTTGGATATTGGTGCGATGATTACGGGGATTGGCGGTTACAACGACGGAAACAAAACCCTTATTGACAGGGTATCTTACAGGCCGCTTCAGGTGACATTTGATGGTTCTCAGTGGCGTACAGTCAGCGTGGGTGAGTATGTGTCGTCAGGAGCTTCGGGGTTTGAGTATTTTCCATTATAAAGCGCATCATCTTTCAGACATGTAACCGGGAGGACTTACAGATGCACATAAAGAATTTCAGACAATACACGCCGGAAAATCCGGATGTGCCGGGTGCGATGTACCTGAAATCAGAGGATGGTCAGGACTGGTATGAGTGTCAGTCGTTATTTTCAGCAGAGACGCTGAAGGTGGTTTATAACAGTGCCGGGGTCATTACCGGCATCGGCAGGGTGGCATCAGTTCTGTGGCCTGTGAACCAGAGTGTGGTGGAGGTGGCGGATACGGAAGAAAACCGCAAAGCTGACATCTCGGGGCGCTGGGGTTTTGACGGGGAGAAAATCACGGACCTGCTGACTGCGGAGAAAGCGCGAGGGATGAAGGGCGATGAAATTAACGCCTGGCGTAATGCGATGGAAGCGGCGAACTACACGTTTGAGCACAATGGGCGTAAATGGGACTACGGGAAGTCAACGCAGACGCGTCTTGAGCCATCGGTGGCGGCAGCGAAAGCGGGGAAACTGCCGGAGGCGTTTTTCTGGACGGATGCGGAAAACAATGATGTGGAGGTGACAGCAGAAGAGCTTATAGCGCTGAGTGAAGCGGCAGAGCAGGCGATGTTCACCAAAGGGATGGAAATCCACGTTCGCCAGCGCACCATGAAGAAAGAGCTGGAAAAGCTGACCAGTGCGGATGAGATACTGGCATACAGGGTTGGCTGGGCACAGGAATGACAGACAAAAAGATGGGGGACCATCACCTCCCCCATGAACTGCGTTGATTATGTCATTATTGTGAAGAGACCTTACCTACACAGATAAAGAATGCCACGGAAAAGTTAATTCCGGAAGTGACGGAGCTCTCATTTTTCGTGCATCCTGTTGATATGGATGATTTTTCAGATTTCCGGAAGTCCGTATTTTGCCCGGGCGCGGTTGCATGCTTCATTCGCGATGCCATTTTCTCCGGGCATTGTGAATTCCCTGTATGTGGACAGGATTTTAGTCAGTGAATAAACCAGTCGTCCGCTGTTTCCCAGACATTTTGAAGCGTTTCTTGTACAAACTCTTGCGCGGATTCTTTATCCACGGCTCTTAAAATAGTGAGTCCATCATTGCTGGCAGATTTAACGATCACTTCTACATCGTCATAACGCTTACTGATTTGTCGCAGCATTTCTTGCTGTAGGGCAGGAACAGAACCTTTTGGCATTTTGCTGATTTTTTCTTTAGCGATACAGATCTCAACACGCATAACACCCTCCTGTAACTGTAGTTATGTACAGGTGTTATTTTTATCTGTATGGATAACCAGTGTCAATTCCTGATATTGTTTATGGGGCATCAATGGGGCATGTATGGGACACTTTTTATCGGCGAAATTCGTCGAAGTTCGTCGACATGGTAAACGAATCATCTATCCAACCCTTGAAAAACGGCGCTCCTGGACGATCTTCGTCGATTTTTAAAAATGTTGCGTCACGCGCGTAACGTGACAGG